GGGTCTGCTTTACCCCCTGTCAACATGGAGTTCACTCTTGCCATTGCCCACTGTTGTGGAGTGGTGCCTGGTCTATGTCCACCTTTCCATGCAGCCATACCTCTGTCATAACTCTTTTTAAGTATAGAGTATGGCACACCTGTTTCTTTTGACTTATTAACCAGTCCTTGAATTTTCTCATCTAAACGATAGAACTCCATATCTACATCCTCTTTTTTTGCCATCTTTGTTAGAGTTGCATAGTATATTGCTTCACCCTCTTTACCATACCTATCGGTAAAGTCTTTCTTTGAAACTTTCTTTTCTAGGTCTTTTAGTTTTTCTTTCTCTGTTCCAGTAAGTTTTCTCTCATCTTTCTTACCATACATTTGCTGATACTTTTTAGTATACTGTGATGGTTTTGTTTTCTTACCCTTATCGCCAGGAGCAGGTGTATATGCTCTTGGATCATCATCACTCATCTTTGCCTTTTTATCAAACTCTCTCGCACGAGCTTGTTTTGTTGATTTTTTCATATCCTTACCACCAGCACCTTTTGCAAAATACTTTGCTGGTTCTGAGCCTGGACTATCTTTTACGTCTGGATCTTGTTTAACCCTTGTAATCTTTTTCTGTTCTTCAATATCAATATCATGCAACCATGTTTTATGCACCTTGTTATCTTCATCCACAAATGATAGATAGTTTGTTCCTTTGCGAATGACTTTACCCTTTACACCATTTGCCTCCACAAGATCTCCCACGTTCCAGAGTTTACCAGTGAGATATAAGTCTCTCAGAGTTTCAAAGTCATTCATATCTCCCATGTCTCGTTCTTCACGAATACCCATGTATTTACGAACATCGTTGTATAACTTTAGTGCATCTCTAAAACCAGATGGTAGTCCTGTCTTAAAAGAGTCAAAGTCTCCAGCAGTTGCAGCTGCCCTCATCTTTGATGCAGACATTCCCTCAACACCCTCAGCATCTGGGTCACGTTCTCCAGCAGATATTACTTGAACAGAGTTAAATTTAAATAACTGATTACCTTTTTTGTCTGGTGCATCATTATAACGATTGAGTAAAGTAGAAAACTCTTTGACCCTATCAGAACCAGCAACCATGACCAAATCTGTAAATCCCTCTTTGTATAACATCTCTGCGATTTCTATGGCAGTTCTTCCGTCTTTACTTGCAATAATATTTCTTCTGTGTTTAGGAAACATCTTTCTCATGTATGCAACTTTGAGAGAGTATGGCAACGGATCTTTTTTTGGATTTTGTGTTTGAGATGGATAGATACGATATGGACTAGAACCAGCAACAGACGCAACTTTTTCTATGAGTTTTTCATGGCCAGTTGTAGGTGGATTGAATCTACCAAAAGTAAATACTATCTGTCCTTTTGACTCTGACAATATGTCTCTAAACTTACGCATCTTGTTTTCTCATTCTTGCCTGTTTCACTTTTTCTAGTTCTTTTTTCTTTACAACCTTTACAGATCTGGTTGCAATCTTATTAATCATACCACCATACTTTGCTGCAACCATCTGGTCAATCTTGACCCTCTGTTGTACAGGCATCTCTTTATATTGTGGATAGAATTTGTCTAGGACTTTTTTCTTTGCCAACTTTGCAGCTTTGACTTTGATTTTTTCTGGTGACGCAACTCTTCTTTTAGATAACTCCACCTTTCTTTTGAAGGCAGCAGTCTTAGTTATCTTTGCCATTCTACGAGCTTGTTTGCGTCTTTGTGCAAGATTTACTTTCTTCAACTCGTTTATGTCAGAGTAAAGTTCCGAAAATGTTATCATTTGTCCCATGCCTTTATTGCAGTAAAGTTGTTAAACGAGAACTCCATTCTGTCCACGAGTTTAACAGCACCACCACTAACTCTATCAATCGCAACATACCCCTCTGGGTTTGTCACTTTAAATCCATTTGAAGTCTTGACAAACGTATCTGTCAATCCCTTAACACTATTTAGTTTTTTTACAATTTGCATTTTTGCATCTACAAGTAAATTTTGGAATGTAATAATTTGAACTAGATTGTTGGTGTATTTACTGACTTCTCTTACAAGTTCTTTTTGTAATTTTGTATATTTTTCTTTACCAGCAACACTCTTTGCTTTGTCTATTTGTTTTTGCACTGTCATCTCAACCCACTTCTCATAACCTTTTGCATGAGCCCTTGGGTTCTTAATCGTTTCTCCAACACGAACTTTACTATTATTATATGTCTTGAGTGACGCACCAGCAAGTGTCCCAGTAAAACTATCTTGTAACTTTAGAAATCTTGTCAGTTGTGGAGAACTTATTTTTTGAAAGGTTTTACCAGTATCAGATAATATTTTTGTAACCAGTTCTGTTTCTTTCTGATTAAATGTTGCTTTACCAGCAACATCTTTATATGTTGCGTCATCCATCCAAATAGATGATGGTTTGTTCAATCCTTTTATGTTTACACCAAATGATGCTTTCATATCTTGTAACGCATTACCAGTATAAGTAGTATGCCATACCACACCGATCTTTGCACTATTCATCACTGAACCTAATGTACTGTTTTGAGGAACAGCATACACGATAGTATTGGGTTGAAAAGTATAATACTTTATACCATCAATGGTTTGTGATTCAATGTCATCTGTAAACATAAGATCACCTTGCAGCACTCCCTTGATACCCAACTTAGAAAACTCTGCAAGTGCAATCTTAAATTTAGAATTTAGTGCTCCAGATAAATCATCATCTATCTCTGCGTCCGTCTTGTATAGTTTTGGTGTTGCATTGAACACAGATTTCTTTGCAACAAAAAACTTACCATCCTCTGGATCTATCCCAGCAAATATTGCTGGAGCACCATCCCACTTCACAGTCATGTTTATAGATGAACGAGAGTTGCCTGCTAACATATCTCTTAGGGATCGTAGAAAATTTATTGCAGCTCTACCACCAGCAACACCATTGTTTATGATTTCATCTTCTAGATGTTCCAAGTGAAGATTTTTACCAGCATGATCCTCATTCAACATTTCTGTAAATCTAATCATTGCACACCACTGTATTGCATTTTTAATTGAAGATACTGTCCAAGTCTACCTTGACCAGAAGTTCCCTTTTCTGGTCTAACACCAGAGTCAGAACGTATTGTCATTTTTAAGGTTTTCTTTTCATCTGGGGTATGGATGTCAATTAAATATTCTTGCACTGAAGATTTATTCAAATATGCATAGTGATTCGTTACAAGAGGTATCATATCAACTATGTCATCACTTTTTTGTTCGGCAGTCATTCCAACCGCTTTAACCATGACAAGAGGTACATCATCACCTTTTCTTTGAAGGTTAAAAGTATTCTGTACCCAATCAATAAACGTGTCATTATCCATATCATTCAAAACTTTGCAGAAGTGTTCTCTACACACCACTAACATTTCGTGATATAGTTTATCTGCTTCAGTTTCATTTTCTACATAATAATCAACATATAATTTTGTAACCTCTTTGTTTTTTACAAAGTTATCTTTTGTTGCAACATCTGTGACACCAGGCACTTTTGAATAAACTCTACCCCACAAGTCTGCTTGTAGTTTATCTGTACTAATACCTAAGTTTTTATATTGTGTTCCAACGTATGTATTCTTGAGAGGTTCTTTTGATTTTGCAGTACCGGCTTTTAAACTAACACCAATTACATCTTTATCTTTGAAAAAAACAAAAATATCACCAGCATGATTTTTGGGAATACCTCTTGGTTTTGCACGATACCCCCACACAACTTTACTAATTGGTTTTGTTGCATGAAGTTGATACAAATAGTTGGTAACACCAATGGCATTTTCCATTTTTGTTTTAAGAAATCTTTCTTCCATTGATGGAAGTTTAGAAATGACAAGTTTTGCAGATTCTTCGTCTTTAATATCCCAAGACTTTTTAGCACGATTAAATTTTAGGGTATAAAGAAACTTCTTAAAATCTTCCACAGAACGTGGTCTAAACTTTAAGTTAAACGCAATTGCTGGAAACAATTCAGTTATTGATGCATTAAGAGTAGTGTCTACCCTCTCTAAAAGATTTTGAATCTTATTGATTGGTGAAACATAATTTTCTTGGATAGGTCTGACTTGACGAACATATTTTCGTAAATGCATTTCAAACTCCCATTTGTACAAATAGTTTTATATTACTATTTATAATGGGTCAAACCTTGAAGTCGTCATACTTGTTGTCTTTGAACTTTACACCGAAAGATGTTTTATCAA